TTAAGTCCAAATACAGTAAAGATGAAGCACCACAAAAATGGATTACATGGATTCAAGAGACAGACAAACTAAAGGGCGCTCACGAGAATAATGTTTGGAACGCTAAACCAAACTTCACTTGTAGAAAGTTCTGCCCAGTAAAAGATTGCGAACATAATGGAAAAGGACACTACAAATGAACGAGAATGATTTAAGGGATTGCTTTGCGATGTTTGCAATGATGGGGATAGTTGTTAGGGGTGGTTTACATCCAGAACTAATGCCCGAAGAAGGAATTGCAAGAAGGTCTTATGAAGTAGCAGATGCCATGCTTAAAGCCAGAAATGCAGATCCCGAACCCGAAGTAGGAATTGTTGCGGTTAAGTCAAGGAGAAAGAAAAGTGATTAAGATTATTTTAATGTGGTGTATTTTCTTGGCGTTAATGATGTTTGTCGTGCTTTCTTATGCTTGCAACATTATTACTATTGTTAAACCTGATGGTTCTATTATGAATTGCACCGTATGCGGCACAATCGTGAATTGCTCATAGAGATCATTGATGAAGCATTGCGCCTATTACCTGACAAGAAACCTGGGATAAAGCCGTATGAGTTATGGAACGCTGTACCAACTTTTCGACGAATCAGGCGAGTTGATGCGTATAGTTTCGAGAAAAGAAGAAGCACTCGCAGTCATCTCGTTACGGGGTGGCTGGACGTACAAAAGAATCGTAGTAAATAAACCAAAGTTTGAATTTGAGGAAGCCTTGATATGACACAAATATTTATAGCAACACCAATGTATGGCGGGTTATGTAACGGAACATATGCGGTAGCGTTATTAACAGCCGTAGGAGTATTTTCTAAACATGGAATTGGTATGCAATACGCTCATATGATGAATGAGTCTTTGATTACCCGTGCCCGTAATGCTTTGGCTAAAGACTTTTTGGCTTCTGACTGCACTCACTTAATGTTTATTGATGCTGACATTGGATTTAATCCAGCAGACATTCCACCAATGGTTGATGCAGATAAAGATATTGTTTGTGGTCTTTACCCCAAAAAAGAAATTAACTGGCTTGACGTATCTAAAGCAGTAAAAGATGGAGTACCTCCACAGCACCTTCATCATCATACTGGTGCGTTTGTTTTAAACACCATAGGAGGTACAGAAACTCTAGAGGGAAATATGTACACACCTCTTGAGATTGCAAATGGCGGTACTGGGTTTATGCTCATTAAACGAGAAGTATTTGAAGGTTTAATTGGCAAAGTCCCAACCTATAACAACGATATGTTTCATGCAATAGATGACCAAAGTAAACCTGAAGTAATTAATGAGTTTTTTGCAACAAGCATTGATAAAGAATCGGGTAATCGTTTGTTGTCCGAAGACTATCACTTTTGCAAAATTGCAAGGGAAGCTGGGTTTAAGGTTTGGGCTGCACCGTGGGCACATTTATCCCATACTGGGACTTATATTTTTAATGGCATGCTACCGAGGGCATAATGCAAGATCCAGTCAACCATCCAAAGCACTATACAAGTCATCCATCAGGAGTGGAGTGTATCCAAATTACTGAACACATGGGGTTTAACTTAGGTAATGCTATGAAGTATATATGGCGAGCCGACCTTAAAGCCGATGCCGTAGAGGACTTGCGTAAAGCAGTTTGGTACATTAACCGTGAACTAGCTAAGAGAATTAAATGAGCTTTGAAATAATGCAGCATGATGGCATGAAAGTTATTCAGTGGTTTAGTACCACAGATGAGCTGATTGCTAGTATGTTAGCCAATCCTAACGACAGATATTGGAGAATCAAGTGATAGAGCCTATACCATTTGCTGGCTGGGTTGAAGCCGACCCCCCTGGAAAAGAACAAATTGAGCAAATTCTTAAGGATATGCTTGGTGATGACCCCCAATCTGGCATAAAATATGTAGTATTGGCCGATGGTTCGGTCTACTATTTCCGCAAAGAAGGGGATCGATATGCCTTATGTGAACAAGCCAAGACCATACAAACATGAATATGAAATGTACGATGGTACTCCTGCAGTTAAAAAGAAACGTGCCGAGCGTAATAAAGCTCGCCGTATGCTTGAGAAAACTGGAGCTGTGCACAAAGGGGATGGCAAGGATGTCGACCACAAGACTCCTTTATCCAAAGGTGGCAAGACTGTCCGCAGTAACCTCGCAGTAAAAGATGCCAGCTCAAATAGATCATATAGCCGAAACTCAGACCATACAGTAAAGCGGAATAAACCTAAAAATGGAAATAGTCGATAACAAAGCGATTGTAATTACTACACGCAGACCGAACCTAATAACTGAATGCATACCTAAAAGCGAAGTAGTTGATACCGATGGCGACTTACATAAAGTTGCCGTTCATTGGGGTTTAGAAGAAGCGCAGACCCTTAATAAATTAAAGATAAAGAATATTCCTTCACCAATTCAGAAGGAATATAAATGGCCTGGGTTGTTTAAACCTATGGCACATCAAAAAGAAACTGCTAATTTTTTGACACTAAATCAACGTGCCTTTTGTTTTAATGAGCAGGGTACCGGTAAAACTGCATCGGCTATATGGGCTGCAGATTATTTAATGGAAACAAACCGTATTAGTCGGGTTCTTATTATTTGCCCATTATCTATTATGCAGTCAGCGTGGCAGGCCGATTTGTTTAAGTTTGCTATGCACCGTAAAGTTGGTATAGCTTATGGAGACAGGCTTAAACGCAAAGCGGTTATAGATAGTGAAGCTCAATTTGTAGTCATTAATTATGACGGTGTTGAAATCGTAGCCGACGATATTATGAGAAACAATTTTGATCTAATCATTATTGATGAGGCTAATGCATACAAGACTATTAGCACCCAACGTTGGAAAACTCTTAACCGCATCATAACTCCCCGTACATGGTTATGGATGATGACTGGTACACCAGCAGCACAAAGCCCTACTGATGCTTTTGGCTTAGCTAAGATGTGCATGCCCGACAATGTACCTAGATTCTTTGGCGCTTTCCGTGACCAGACTATGGTTAATGTTAGCAAATACCGCTGGCTACCAAAACCGGATGCTCAGCAAACAGTATTTAATGCTCTTCAACCAGCAATCAGATTTGAGAAAAAAGATTGCCTAGACTTACCAGAGGTGACACATGTTTACAGGGACGCCCCCCTTACTGCGCAACAGGAGAAATACTACAAACTCCTCAAAAAAGAAATGCTTATGGTCGCTGATGGAGAAGAAGTCAGCACTGTCAATGCTGCTATTAACCTTAATAAACTGTTGCAAATTAGTGGTGGTGCTGTTTATTCTGACACTGGTGCTGTTGTTGAATTTGACGTTTCTAATCGGCTACGAGTTATCGAAGAAGTTATTGACGAGGCTAGTCACAAAGTTCTTGTTTTTGTACCGTTCACGCATACAATAGAACTACTCAGTGCGCATTTGAGAGGGGCAGGTATTAGCTGCGAGATTATAAATGGGGCCGTTACGGTAAATAAACGCACTGAAATTTTCAAGAAATTTCAAGAAACCGAGGAGCCTCGTGTGCTTCTCATACAGCCTCAAGCAGCTTCACACGGTGTCACACTAACGGCAGCAGATACCATCATTTGGTATGCACCAGTAACATCTATTGAAACTTACCTGCAAGCTAATGCACGTATTGATCGTCAGGGGCAAAAGAATAAGATGACTATCGTGCATATTAAGGGTTCACCCGTAGAGACAAGGCTGTATCATATGTTGCAAAATAAGCTCGATGTCCATGAAAAAATTATCGACTTATACAAAAAAGAAGTTGACGAAAAAGAATTGACATAGTAAAGTAGTAAACATCAGGCAAAGACCTGTAGTTATTTAAAGGAAAACGAAATGACACAAGATACCGAAACGGTAGAACAAGCCGTCACCAACATAGATAAGTTGGTCGAGGTTTACATTAAGATTCGTGATGCACGTGATGGAGTGCGTCGTGAGCTTGAAGCAAAAGAAGCTGACTTAAACGAGCAGCTAGAAATTATATCCCAGCAGATACTTGAGGTTTGCAAGCAGACTGGTGCCGACAGCATTAAGACACAACACGGCACTGCTATGCGAGGCGTCAAGTCACGTTTCTGGACTAATGATTGGGAAAAGTTTTACGAGTTCTTACATGAACAGAAAGCGCCCGAATTGTTAGAAAGAAGAATTCACCAAACCAACATGAAGCAATTCTTGGAGGAGAATCCGGACATGCATCCCGCCGGTCTAAATGTGGAACGCACATACGCTATAACTGTAAGGAGAAGCAAATGAGTAACGTCGCCTTGTTTAATCAAAATCTACCCGACTATCTTAAAGAAGTCGAACTTGATGATGTAACTAAAGCCCTATCGGGTGGTGGTGAAAGTCAAACAAAACGTATCGCACTTGGACCAAACAAGTTCGTACTTAAAGTCAATGGTGCCGAGATTTCTAAGACCAACACTAACAAGTTGGAAGTAGTAATCGTTAACGCATCCAAACATATTTCTAGAACCTTCTATGCAAAAGCATGGGATCCGAAGGGCGACATCGCTCCTCCCGATTGCTGGTCAAACGACGGCGAAAAGCCTGATGCTTCTGTCAAAGAACCACAAGCCGCCTCTTGCACAGGATGTCCACAAGACATTAATGGTTCTGGTCAGGGTAACACTAAGGCTTGCCGCAAGAACCGCCGTATTGCTGTAGCTTTAGCATCCGATTTAGGAGGCGACGTCTATCAAATGACTTTGCAATCTAAGTCAATCTTTTATGACATGAAAGACCCTGGTGATTTGGATCACATGCCGTTTAACCAATACGCTAAGTATGTTGGCTCACAAGGCTACAACTTAATTAACTTGGTTACTGAGATGCGATTTGATGAGGATTCAACAGTTGGCAAACTGTTCTTCCGCCCAGTACGTTTCTTAGAAAAGCACGAGTGGGAGCAAGCCGTTAAGTTAAGCGAGACCCCAGCTTCTAGAAATGCTATTGCTATGACAGTCGCACAAACCGATGGTGTTAAGAAGTTATCTGCACCCGTAGCTGCGCCAAAGATGGAGGCCGCACCTATTTCTGAGCCTAAAAAGCGTGAGGAAAAGAAAGCCGAGCCAACACCTAAGCGTGACTTAAAAGCCGTAATGAGCGGCTGGTCTACTGACGATTCGGAATGAGTCTAAGAGGCTACAGCTATCGCTTGGTCAAAGCAGTTCAAGCTGCTAATCCTGAGTTAATCGGGGTTGCGCTTGGACAGCATTGCATAGCTAACGATATACCCGTGTGGGAAGTGGCGGAGGAATTTAGTGTTTCTCGCATGGCTGTATATCAATGGTTTACTGGGAAGTCAAAACCCCACCCACGCAAAGCTGAATTAATACGTAAGTTTTTATCGAAGTAAGTCTACGGGGGCAGCTAGCTTGACGGAGCGAATCGGGGTATTGCCGAACCCCATGCTGCCCTTTTCTTTTCGGTTCTGAGGTTATATGGCGACAACAGATTTACTGACGAAAGTACTAGCACCCGAAGGGGAAGGCTACTACTGCATAGTCGGTTTACGGCAAGACGGGTCAAAACCACCCGTGCAAACTTTTCACGCAACTCTCGTGGAAGTGGAAGCGCAGATTGATAAGTTGTTGCAAGAGAAGTGCAATGTGTATTTCGCTTGCGCTAAATATAAAGACCCCAAAGAAGGTCGTGTACAGCCTAATGGCGACATTATTAAAGCTTTTTGGATTGACGTCGATTGTGGCTTGGGCAAGCCATATGCAGACCAAGTTGAGGGCTTATCGGCCTTAAACGAGTTCTGTGCAAAGGTGCACCTACCTTTGCCGACGATTGTCAATTCAGGTCGTGGTGTTCATGCTTATTGGAGATTAACTAATGTAATCGATCGATTACAGTGGAAGCCAGTTGCTGAGCGCCTTAAAGCATTATGTGAAGAACATGAGTTTGATGCTGACCCATCACGCACTGCCGACAATGCATCTATTCTGCGTGTACCTGAGACATTTAATTTTAAAGATGAACCACCGCTTGATGTAACTATTCTTGCGATACAACCTGAAGTTGAGTACGAAGCAATCAAGGCTACAATTGGTGTATTGATTGCGCCTGATTGGGTACCTCGCCAAATGAGCGAGTCGGCCTTAGCGTTGCTAGGTAATAAGCAAAGCCGCTTTAAAACCATCATGATGAAAACCATGAACGGTAAAGGCTGCGCTCAGCTTGAGAATATTATCTTAAATCAAGACACTATTGAGGAACCATTATGGAGAGCAGGACTATCTGTTGCCGCAGCTTGCGTAGACAGAAATGAAGCAATACACCAAATATCTATGGGGCATCCGGAATACTCGCCAGAAGCGACAGAGAGGAAGGCGAATTCTACGAAAGGCCCTTATATCTGCGAGACTTTCCAAAAGCTTAACCCTTCGGGATGTAGTGAATGCCCAAACAAGGGACAGATATCAGGTCCGATACAGCTCGGGACGGAAATCGTGGCTGCAGAAGAAAATAGCATCGTGGAAACGAATGAGGCTGGTGAGACCGAAGTCTTTGATATCCCAGAATATCCATTTCCGTACTTCCGAGGCAAGAATGGCGGGGTATATGTAAGAATCCAAGACGATGAAAATGGGGACGATGC